AAAGATGCCGTGCAGATCAGCTTGCACAAAGACATGGGCACAGATTACTTTGATGATCCACGCTCACGACTAATGAATATTAAATCTAATAACGGTCAAGTAAGCACAGGCTGGCTTAATTTAGATCGTGCATTGTATGGCGGATTTAACAGAGGCGAATTGCAGATTTTTGCAGGTGGTTCGGGATCAGGCAAAAGTTTGTTTATGCAGAACTTGAGTGTAAACTGGGTAACTGCTGGTCTTAATGGTGTATACATTTCGCTAGAACTTTCGGAAGACTTGTGTTCGATGCGTATTGACTCAATGATGACTAACACATCAAGCAAAGAAGTGTTTAAAGACATTGATAATGTTGAAATGAAAGTTAAAATGATGCAGAAGAAGTCTGGTAAGTTTCGTATTAAGTACATGCCAGCACAAAGCACGGTAAATGATATTCGTAGTTACATTAAAGAACTACAAATTCAGACTGGTGTTATGGTAGATTTCTTGTGCATTGACTATTTGGATCTGTTGATGCCAGTAAGTGCTAAAGTTTCGCCGAGTGATCTGTTTGTTAAAGACAAGTATGTTTCGGAAGAAATTCGCAACCTAGCAAAAGAATTAAATGTTGTGCTTGTAACTGCATCACAGTTAAACAGATCAGCAGTAGAAGAAATTGAATTTGATCATTCACACATTTCGGGCGGTATTAGTAAAATTAACACAGCAGACAATGTGTTTGGTATTTTTACGAGTCGTGCTATGCGTGAACGTGGTCGCTATCAGATTCAGCTAATGAAAACTCGTAGTAGTTCGGGTGTTGGTAGCAAGGTAGATTTGGAATTTGATATTAACACATTACGCATTTCAGACTGTGAACAGTCAGAAGATTCTGCTATTTCGGGCACTGGCGGATTTAGTATGAGTAATATTAAGCCTGTGAGTAAGATGACCAATACTGAGGAAACGCCAAAAGTTCAGGCTAACAGCGAAAGTGCAATGCTTGCTAAGTTGCTGAACAAAATGAATGGTAGTTAAGATGTATTCCGTTTACAACCATTGGGATACATTACACACTTGTATTGTTGGAAAAACTTATCCACCGGAATTTTACTCGTGGATCAAAGACGCTAACACAAGACATCGTTTTGAAAAATTATCTGAGGAAACCGAAGAGGACTATCAAGCACTAATTAGTTTATTGACTAAGTTTGGTGTGAATGTTCGGCGCCCGGGTTTGCCAGAAGATCTCGATGAACTTTGGCTTGAGGATAAATGGGTGCAACCGCCTACTGCTCCGCGCGATTATTTTCTAATGATCCATGACAAGTTTTGGGTGCCTAATATACCTAACCTGCACCATGCACAGCGCCTATTTGAACGAAAACACGGTGGTCTTGCCGGGATTAAACGCGAACAAGCCTGGCAGAAGTTTCAGATTGCGGATCAAATGCACTTAGATAAGAAACTTAGTTTTTACAACCACATTTACGATGAAATACGGTTGAGCGGCACCGAAATAGTGTACACAGACCAAGACTATATCAACGGCTGCTTCGTAAGCCGCTTAGGCAATCGCTTGTATTTTGCAACACAGTCGGCACACGATAGCAAGGAACGAATACTTGGCACAGTTAACAAGCTGTTTCCAAACACACATAATAAAGTGGTCCCTGCAGAAGGGCACGGCGATGCTGTATATTGTCCTGTAACAGAAGGATTGATTATTAGTATTAACGATATGCCAACCTATGCAGAAACATTTCCAGATTGGGAAGTAGTATACCTGCCAGACTCTAACTTTGCATACAATGACAAGTTTAAAGTAGCAATGACCAAGAACAAAGGTCGTTGGTTTATACCCGGATTTGAAAAAGATCCTAATATGATGCATATGGTAGATCATTATTTTGACGAATGGGTTGGACAAGCAAGCGAAACACAATTCCAAGTTAACATTTTAATTGTCAATCCTAAAAATATTATTGTAAGTTCTCACAATGATCAAGTTGAAAAGGCTTGTGAAAAATATGGAATTGAAGTACACGTAGTACCATTTAGACACAAATATTTTTGGGATGCAGGAACGCATTGTATTACAAATGACATTAATAGAGGGTAAAATGAAAACTTTAGTATCTTTTTCAGGTAAAAGAGAATTATTATTTGAACTGGAAAATAAGGAACTGTTTTTTGGTAGCCTCGAAGGAAATATATTACATATCTGGGACATAATTGATGATCCAACGTTGGCTTATATTTTTGAAAAATTTAATAATCTAAAATATGCATTCATTGATTCGTCGGCATACAAGTTAGATCTTGACGTTGATATATACGCAGTTGATTCCTAGATCGATTACGAAGTATCTAAACCAGAATTAGAATCAATACATCGTTATTTAAAATTAAAATAAATACAACATTATAAGAGAACCGCGATGCAAAAACGCACACGAAGCATTCTTGAAGAATTAGAAAGTCTATATGTAGAACGTGATAGAGCGCACCTTGTTGAAAGTCGTGCAAACAACGTTATTTCTAGTGCTATTAGACTTATGGAGTTTATTGACTCTAACTATTCTGAAGAAGATGCAGAAACGCTTAACCGTAAACTTCTAAATGCTATTCGGTCGCGGGATCCGAGAAAATTTGAACGGAGCCTTAAACGTACCAATGAAGATCAATGATATTGTATTAGAACAACAAATTAACGAATTTATTGATTTAAAGGATTTTGGCACCTTTATTAAATCGGTAATGACTAACGTTAATAATCCGCAATTTAATTGGCAAGATGTTAAAGAAAAAGCAATGCAGGATCGTGCGGTACAACTTGCTGCTCGTGCATTTTTAAACAAGTGGAAGAAAATACGTTGGAATGTATATCGCGAGTATGGAGAGAAAACCAGAGAATCAAATTTAAGAGATTTTTTGCGTAGATTATCTGTTAATGAAATTGGTGCTAATCCAAGCCGAGATTCAGTAATTCGTGCAATGCAGGAACTACTGAATCTTGAAGATCAGTTAAACAACAATGCGGCTATTAGTGCTGCAACTTCAATCATTACCAGCGGAGTTGCACAGGCAATGCGTGATAAGGATGTTGAACCAGATACAGAGGATCAATCAACTACAGCATCGAAACAAGTAAATCAGATGCAATATGGTTCTAGAATTCCAGATGCTTTTCGAAATCAAAAAGAAAACCAATGGATTAATAATCTTATTCCAGTTGTAATTTCGTGGGGTGACAATGAAGGAAAACCTGGAAATGAGTTAAGATATGTAAAGTATGATGGAGAATGGTATTTAGACCCTAATTCAATCCCGGGCCGTAAAAGAAATCCTAATCAGATAGTAATTGATCCGGCATTACATGTACAAAAAGCGTTTCAGAAAAATTTAGAAAAAGGTCAAGAAGTAGAATTTGCATTAGAAATAAGACTCAGAAAATTTTTTGATCCTGCCCAGACTGGACAAACATCAACACATATGATAGAGTTAGTTGGATTACAAAGAACTAGTAATCCGCAAGAATTTATATTGCCAGACGACCAAGCACAAGCTGCATGGAAACAACGCACAGGCCGAAATAGATAATGAAATCAATGTATGCTCTATTAGAAGGCGGAACCGTATTTAAAAATGCCGACGGATCGGCAGCAACTGATCGTATTGTTCGTGATGAAGTAAAACCAACGGTCCAATGGTTAGAACAAATTACCAACCTTCCGTTATTACAAAACATGCTTGGCACAACAGGTAAAAAAGCAACGTCCGGTGATCTAGATTTAGGGGTTGATGCTTCTAAATATAACAAAGACGGATTAGTTAATACACTATCGCAGTGGGTAGAAGCAAACAACGGTAATCCAAAAGACTGGATTAAAAAGTCTGGAATTAATGTACACTTTAAGACACCTATTGCTGGAAATCCTAAAAATGGATTTGTACAAACCGACTTTATGTTTGTACCTGATTTGACATATTCAACATATTACCTACATTCTGCGCCAGATTCAAACTTTAAAGGCATGCATCGTAATGTGCTACTAAGTTCTATTGCTAAAGCAGTGGGATATAAAATCAATCAAACACAAGGGCTGATTTTAAGAGATACAAACGAACTTGTAACAAATAATTGGGATGAAATTGCTAAAATTTTATTAAGTCCAACAACACGTAAAGAAGATTTACACTCTGTTGAAACTGTCATGAATGCGCTAGCACGTGATCCTAATCGCGAAGCAAAGATTAAAGATGCTCGTGGATATTTTGAACGCGAAGGACTACAACTAGAACAAGGTGTATCTGAAAGTTATTTCCTTGCTAAACTACGTGATAGATTAACTACGCCGGGTATTTACGGGTTATACGAACAAAATATCTGCGGTAAAAAATAACATTGTGCATCAGTTAGAGGCGATTGCTGGCGAACACGGACCAATTAAATTTGTAGATCGTATGCGTTTCAGTGCGGCTAGATTTGCGAAAAATAATCTGGGGTTAATATAAGTTTTCTTGTTTTTATTATAAATAATAAAAACAAATCAGGAGAATTTTAAATGGCTTATTATACTTCAACAGCTAAAACCCATCTAAGCAACGGCTTAGGCCCACAAACTCGTATCGTTAGTGCAACCATTGGCGGCGGTATCTCTGAAGCGGCTCTAAAAGAACTAATTCAATTAATGCAAAACGGCGGTACCGCTGGTACTGACGACGCTGTAACCATCGCTGGTGTTGGTACTGCCACCGGTGCTGCGTTTGATGCTGGTACAACTACTGTTGTTTATCTAGCAGTTCAAGGTTCAGGCACACTAACTGTTGGCGCTTCATATCGTGGTACTTCTTTCACAACTGCTTTAGTTTGTGATTTCCGTGATCATTTAGCTCCATAAGTTAATTTTTAACTTAACCTAAAAAGCCCAGTTTTATACTGGGCTTTTTTATTGATCTTAAATACGCTATGCAAAAAAGCCCTTTTATTGTTTATGAGTCACCTGATGGCGGAAAAACTGTGTTTGCTAGGCACGTAGGTTCAAACGAACGTAGAGTTGTTAAACAAAACGCATATGAAGAATGGAACGGCTTTGCGTTAAGATATGATTGGGACGGGTTAGCAGAACGACATCCAGCAATACTTGAAGAACTACAACGATTAAAAGTTTTGGCGGAGTTATGCAACAAATAAAGATATGTACATCTTTTGATATAACTCAAACAAATGTCCGCCGTGTTTATAAACAACAAGGATTGCCTGTGACTATTCAAGGAAGAAATATTAACAGTATTAATGAATGGAATTTTCTTAGGAAACAACAGAGCAACTGGGAAACAGTCTTACAAGTTTTACTTTTTAGAACACAACCATTGAATTTATCATTACCAATTTTATCAGATAATAAATGGTGTTTTACATTTGTTAATGAACACAAAGGTATTTTTAATACCGTCAGTGATTCGTTTGGCATTCTAAGACAAGACTTTGAAGGGACACCTATTATTACAGGGTTGAACGAAAAAGAAAATGTATTACCATATATTCACACCTTGGGAAAAAATCAAAACATTTGGATCACAGAAGTATGATTAATATAGATCTGGCCACACAAAAAATTAAACGTTTTTTTGAACGAGAATCGGTGCCTGCTATTGTACAGGATGGAACTAGTTATCATGTTTTTGGAAAATATCTTATAAACCAAATAGATAATAATAGATATGATTTATATAAACATGATCATTATGTAGATACTGTAGGATCCGGCGCAGTAGCAATGAGTTGGTGTATTTTTGACAGCAAGAATGATTGGAAAAATTCGCATACACTTATTGTCAACGATAAACGCATACAAGATTATCGTTTTCAGATTGAAAATAGAAAACGCATACTAAAAACTGCAAAAGATCCAGATGATCGAGAATGGTTGCTGATTAGAATCAACGAAGATGTGGAACGTATGAGAGAGGCAAAGCGCAATCTTGACAAAACTGTTAAATTGACTAAATATATTAAAATTAAGGGATTTAACGACAATGAATTTAGATGATCTAGCACCTAAACTTAACTCAAAGAAACTTTCTGAACATTATACAACTCAGTTTGGAAAGAAAGTTGACGTTTCTAGTGTCAGTCATGATGCTGCTATCCGTATGCTACGTGAAACTCGTGAAAAGATTGCTGAGTTCAAAAGCAGCCGCAAAGGACATTACAGAGAAACAAACACAAATTACTTAAAGTTAATGTTTATGGAACAAGCTCTAAGTGCTAAAGTAGCAGAATCCCAACCAGAATCAAAGGTTAAAGTTATGAATTCAAAAGCCAAATATATGAATGCCGTTAAAACTGTAGCAGTTGGCGGTAAGTTAACAGAAAGCGAAAT